GTGACTGAACGGATTAAGGGCATACTTTTTTCCGTGATTTTGATTGTCGTGGCGCTCCTGCTGCTCCCCATCGTCATCGATGGTGTCAGCGACGTCCTGGCGATCACCGGCATCAGCGGTTACGCGGGTGTCGAAGCCATCACGGGCCTCATCCCCTTGTTCGTGGTAATTGGCATCGTTATCGTTGCCATTTTAAACGGACTGTGGGCCATGAAAAAGGACAACTAAACGCCAACACGCTGCTTACCGCCTGAAATCGGGCAAACATCCCGAAAGTAAGGCGGCAGCAGCAACACACATTGGAGGGAAAATGTTTTTTAAAGATAAAAAAGAAAAAATGGCAGTTTGGGAATGGGGAGAAAATCGGACCATACAACGTATAAGTATGGATGTTGATACCGCGGTGGTGTTACATCCTAAAAAACCACGCGCGCACCATCTTATTCATGATTTTACAATGCGAGACCATGTTTATGGTGGTTTAGCTTTGTTGGTATGGCAACGTGACTCTTTCCCAAAACATCCTTTCCGCAATATCGATGCGTTTTTGAAATCACAGCTGGAGGACATAAATCAGATAGCTAAAGACCGTGCAAAATCGGCAAAAGATAAAGCCCTCGATGATGCACAACGCAACCGACTTGCAATTATGTTCACAATGCTGGGGTATGTTTTTGGCATCGCCGTTTTACTAGCGATTATTTATATGGTTATACAAAATGGCGGATTGGAAAACTTAAAATTTTGGTGATGGTGAAGTATGACAAAAACTAATTTATTAGAAAAAAAAGAGGCGACGCAGGCTTTGCCAACGGCTGAAACCGTAATACTACCCCAGGAAAAATTACCGCCACAGCCATTGCCGCAACGCAAGTTTTTATTTAGGCAAAAAACAGCAGTGCTGACGGTGCCGGCGGTTGTTGTTCGAAAAACTGGTGTTTATGTAGAGCGCATTACGGAAAAAGATTTGCCTTTAGACGCTAAATTATGGACGTTCAAAGAGCAATATGTGTATTCCTTACAATACGACGGGACAGAATATCAGTGTTTTGAGCCGACGGGAGAGTCAAAACAGAAACCTGAATTTTTATGGCGGGCGATTAAAGCTGCCCCTATTCGTAAAGTATTCACTATAAAAAACAGGGGTTTGGAAAAACTTAATACCGGGTTGGGACTAACTTTCTTAATAATTTGCATCGTTACTTTGTTTGTTATCGGCAATATGGTAATGGGAGGCTGATATGTATTCACCAGCAACTACAAATCGTAATAATGGAAATCAACAACCGTCGCAAGGCAGTGGGGCGGTTTTATCATGGAAACCGGGCGGCAACGGTAATGCTAATGAGCTTATAAGCATTGATAAGGATAAAAAAACAGGCTTTGAATTCCCGGAAGTTTGCCAAAAAACTATTTTAGACAATAACGACGAGGCAATAGATTTTGCCCAGGCAATCCACCACTGCCTTGATTTTGAATTATGGGATTTGCTGTCTGAAATTTACACGTTAATGGCTTTGCGGCCGGCGGTAAATGGGGAGTCTCGTAAACAGTTTATGCAGGCGCTGGTCGGGGTAATTTTAGACTCGGATAAAAAGTCGTTTTGGAACAAAGATAAGCAAAAAGAAAAAGGAATACACAATGGTCCACAAAGAGACTGACACCACCAACAACAGCAGGGGGTAAAACCCTTTATATATTACTACTAAAGGTAAATATTATGGTAATTGCCGAGAAAGAAAACCTACAAATTGAAAACCCTGATTGGGCGGTACTTGAGAAAACAGATAAGCCGTGGGGAGTAAAAGACTATGGCGATATTTTTCCCGGGGCTGTTGAGCCTTTAGGCGCTGTCAACGAGGGTACGGACGAATTTCAGCTACGGGTTGATAAGGCTTTCACAGTTGGTGCTACCGGGCATAAGCGCAACGGCAAAAGTCTGTTTTTGACCCGGGCTGGGGTTATCGCGATGGTTAGCGGTTTGCCGGTTTGGTCCAATTACCCGATTGAGTTTAATTATTGTCATGATGGCACCAGTAAACACTACATTAGTAATCCGTTGGACTGGAAGGCCCTTTATACATTAAGTGAGGAACTAGAATATGGGGTTGTTATTATCAGTGAAATTCAGCAATGGCTGGACAATCGCGCCAGTATGCGGCTGAATAACCGCCTATTTTCCTATATATTGCGTCAAATAGGCAAACGTCACCTTTCGTTATGGTACGACTGTTTTTCACTCGATACCATTGACCGCCGTCTCCCGGCGGAAACCGACGTTGAGGTTTACTGTGAGGACTTAAGAAAAACCTACTGGGGGAAAACTAAAGGGACGCATTTAGCAGAGGGTGAGTACGTTAAGTTAACCTGTTTTGCCCGTACAAACGCCTGGTTGGGGTTCACAACTTTTGAAAGTGGGTTTACCCCGGAATATACGATGTACGGAAAACCATACTGGAAATGCTACGATACAGGCTTTTTGTTTGACCCGTTTGAAGCAATGGCTGGTATAAACCTGGATCTACAAAGTATCAATATCACGAATAAGCAAACTAGAACGCCGTTGAAAGAGGGTAAGTTGCGTGATGTTATCGAGGGAATTTTACGTGATGGCTTGACCCATATTTCCCCGGCTGATTTGTGGAAGTCTGCGGGCATCACGCAAAACGAAACATCCCTTTATAGCGAAGTTATTAAAAACCTGGGGTTAGTAAAAAAACGCCGTACTAATGGATTTATTTACGACCTTTCGAATTATAAAGAGGCGGAAGAATAAATGGAACTGATAATCGTGGTCGCCCTGCTGGTAGCGCTGGCGTTTTGGCAGCGCAGTAACTTTTTGATGATTGTGGGCGGCATGGCGGCCATCGGGTTTGGGATTTACTGGGCTGTATCGGCCGCCGGGTTCGCTTACCTTGTTACCGGCGTGGCGTCGGTTTGCATCGGGATTTATATGCTGATAACTGCGGCATTAGATATGTTCAGGAGGTAAGGTATGGGCAGATGGGAAAAACTAATATCAATCCTAACGATTACGCTAATTATGGTGTCAGCGGCACCCATATTGACGCAGGCGTTAGGCACTGATGATTTTACGATAGCACTTATTCCTGACCCTCAAAATCTTGTAGAGTCCGCTCCCGCCGATTGGGAAGCTGAAATGCAATGGTTGGCGGATAATGCCGTATCAATGAATATCAAAGCAATAATCGGGCTGGGAGATAATACTAACTACTTGTATGATGGTTTTCCCCTGCGCCCTGCTTTTTATACTGAAGCAAAAGTGGGCTGGGACAAAATAACGGAACTAGGTATTCCTTATATTATCAATATAGGCAATCACGATTACGATGTTGTTACGACACGGGACGCCACTAAACATAATGAAATATTTGGTCAGGCTTATTACGCAGGAAAATCCTGGTATGGTGGTTCTTATTTAAATCAGACAGAAAACACATATATTAAGTTTACAGTCGGAGGTTACAATTATTTAGTTTTTGCGTTAGAGTTGTTTCCCCGGGATGTTGTTTTAACTTGGGCGCAAGGAATTATAAACACTAACCCAACTTACAACGTTATAGTAACTACACACGCTTATTTAATGTCGGATGGTACTTTGGGGGAACACGATGATACCTATGGGTCAGACCAAACAGGTGTCATTGGCAATGACGGGCAACCCCTGTGGGACAATTTTATTAAGATTAACCCGCAAATAATAGCTGTTTTTTGTGGGCATTTTCCCCAAGCACCGTTCGTTAGTTATTTACAAGGAATAAATAATAATGGCGGTAAGGTAGTACAAATAAAGGCTGATTATCAAGGAAATACATCTGATTTCATCACGTTAATTAAGGTTAAGCCTTACTATGAAAAGATGGGTGCAAGCTCATATTCGCCTAAACTAGATAGTTATGATACAACCGATATATCACTCTCTTACTTAACAGACGCTACCTGGTGGAACGCTAATTGGGATTATAGACAAGTATTATCTTTTAATGCCTCAACAATAGCCGAAAACCTGATTGATTTCCCCATTATGGTGCATTTGACAGGTGCCAATTTTACTTTTGCAGAGGCACAAGCGAATGGGGAGGACATAAGATTTATAGAGTCTGATGATGCAACTGATTTGGCTTATGAAATTGAAAAATGGGATAGTGTTGGCGAGGATGCAATTATATGGGTAAAAGTTCCTCAAATAAATGCCAATTCCGCCTACTCTGATTACATTTATATGTACTGGGGTAATGCGGGAGCCGCAGACGCACAGGACGTCGCTGGGACGTGGAACGCAGGTTATTCTGGTGTTTGGCACATGAATGATGAAACAACGGCAACTATATTAGACTCTACTTCTAATAATAATGACGGGGCAAAAGATGGCGCAAACACCCCGATACAGGCGGCTGGTAAATTAGGATACGGTCAAAGTTTTGATAATACTAATAAAATAGATGTCGGTGGCGGAGCTACATTAGATTTTGGAACAAGTGATTACTCGGTGGAAATGTGGGTTAAATTAAGCGTTGACCAATTTCATCAATTATTATCAAGTGATGTTGTAAATAACCCTAATCCCTTATATGTAAATGATAGTGCCAGCGGCGGCAGAATTAGGACAGCATTGGGTTCATCGGGGTATTCACCGGCTACCCCATCAAATAACCTTACAGGTTTATGGAGAAGTCTAAAAATAGCATTTGACCGTGATGGCAATGCGACTTTCATTGTTAATGGAGTAGTAGAGGGAACGGCTGATATTAGCGCAAAATCTGCTGTCAATATGGTAATAGACCACATGTATATAGGATATTCCCCGGCAGGTGGCGGGGTTTATGCCAATGGGTCAATAGATGAAGTGCGTATTTCAAAAACATTACGGTCAGCCGCTTGGTTACAAGCCAGTTATATGTCTGAAAATGACACGTTGCTTTATTTCGGCGATATTAACCCGGAGCCTACCGTTACCAGCCAAGCCGCTACTGGGATAACAATGGACAAAGATGGTGTAACGGGCGGGGCTTTCAATGGTAATTTAACATGGCTAGGCGGCGCACCAACAGTAAATGTTAATCACGAATATGGACTAACAAATGCTTACGGGGCTGAAACAGCGACTGTCGCAAAGATAGTTACAGGAGCTTATACTACTTCAGTACCTAATAATTTAACTCCAGGTCAAACATACCACTTCCGTTCTAAAGCGGATAATTTACAAGGCATATCTTATGGTGCCGACCAACTATTTACCTTAACGATGCCGACGATTACCACTGGTGGTTATTCATCCAGTAACTTATACGGCACAGTAAGTAATATGGGAGTCGCCAGCAGTATGTACGCTTACTTTGAATGGGGCGTAACCAACGCTTACGGCAACGTGTTAAACATCGCCGATATAACCGCCACTGGTACCTATTCAGGGCATTTAGTAGGCCACGACCCGACCGCCGATGTACATTACCGTTTTGTCGTTGAAATCGATGGGGTAGTCGTAAATGGTCCCGACCGCGTATTTCCTATCCAAACTTTAGGGTTTAATGCTATTTACAACTTACTGCCGTTACTAACAATCGTGGGCTTGCTGATCAGCGGGATATTTATAACACTAATGGGCGTAAAACGTGGGCAAATAGTCGAAATGATTATAGGGATTGTCACGGTTTTAATATCCGTCGTGTTTTCAGGCATAATAATTAGCTTAATGTAGGGAGATGAACAATGCCGGTATTTACGAAAACTTACGATCCGCGGTTTAACCCGTCGCAGGACACCCGCTTTAAACCCAGCGGCGTTAAAACTGCGTCAAAAGCCGACGCCGTAAAAAATACCGACCAGCCGCCCGACTTTACCGGCGGCACTACTTACCGCATCGGGGACAAGGAAATCACCCAGCAGGAGTATAACGTTTATGAACAAGCGACCGATAAGGGTAAGTTTGATTTTCTTATGGAAAAAGGTATTATCCCCAAAGGTTCACAGTTTGTCGAGGGCATCACCCAAAAGCAGGTTAACGAAATCAACCGCCTTTCCAAAGAGGGGATTATCCTGGGTATTGTCCAGGCAAGCGACATCGAGGGGATAAAAGCGCAGGACTGGGGATATTACACCCCGGAACAGGTGGCCGAGTGGAAAGCCTATATGGACAAGCGCCCCGGGGAGCTGCGGGAGTTTATGGCGGAAGTGAAAAAAGCCCGGGAACGGTACGAGCTGGAAAAGGAAATCGCCAGCAAAGAGGCAATCGATGTGCGGCTAACAGACGTTACCAAGCCGACATCAGCACTTGACGCCAGCCGCCGTCTGGAAGTATTACAGCAAAACAAAACAGTTGTGAATTCAGCCGAGTACCGGGCGCTGTATATTGCCGCCCGGATGGACAAACTGCCGGATATCAGCGACGCCGATAAAAAAGCAATTAACTCATATTTGCCCGCCGGCATCGGGCAAGCCGGCCGCGGACCCAGCACCACTTTTACGCTTAACAAATCCCATATTGCCTACATTAAAGCCGCCAACGAACTATCCGACGCTGCCGACAAGGAATACATCAAGCAGTACGGCGCCGGGGCTTATATAGGTTCTAATGTCGGTCCGTTTTTATCGATGGTGTTTTCTCCCGCCCGGGCGCTGGCGCCTGACGTGAGCGCCACCGATATATCGGGGATGGAATGGGCCATCGGCGGGGTTCAACTGGCGTTACTGGCGACCCCGGTTATCGGTAAAGGCGTCGGCAGTTTGATGGGTTCAACCGCCGGGAAATGGGCGACGGCAACCATCATCGGCGGGGCAGGTGTGGTAATGACCGCCGAGACCGCCAGCAGTTGGAATAAAATGTCTAACCCGGAACGTGCCGTGGCGGTAACTTTGGACACACTAGTGGTGGTAAGCGCCATCATACCGTTAGCGTCTGCTATCCGCAGTACCGGCAAAGTAAACATTATCCGCTCGTCCCAGCAGGCTATCAAATTGAATAAAGCCGCCTATACTGCCATCGATAAGCAACTGGGAAAGGTTTACACCCGGCTGGCAAAGGACCAGATCAAGTATGCCAACAATATTAAAAATCAATACCGCATGGAAACTATGGCCCGCACCGCCACTAATAAAGTAGAACGGATAAAATTTGAACGCCAACTGGCGGCATTACAGAAAAAGGAAATAGTATTACAAACTAAATTGCAGGCGTCAGGCAATAAATTCGTCGGGAGATTTGAACAGGTTTATCAGGGCAACATCAAAGGGCAGCCGGAAATTGCGGAAAGCCTGAAAAGGTTGCCAAACGAATTACCGCGGCAGACGAAAACGATTGTCATGGACTCGCTGACGGGCGGGAAAGCCCAAATCACCGCCTTGAAAGCACAGGTCGCCAAACTGGAAACAGAACTGGCGGCGCTAAAAAATAAATACCCAACCGCCCCGGACAAGTGGGGCGATGTGTCCGCCGATTTGCAATTTGCCAAATCTAAACTGCGGGTGGCGCTAGCCGGCAACGTTGAGTCCATGCAGATGCGGTTACAGGCAAAACGTGATTATATTACCGAGCTAAAAAAGGTAGTTGCTAATACCGATAGCGACTTTTTACGAACCGAAGCAAAAGCCGAATTAAGGACGGCAATTACCGATGAAAGCACATTAACCCGTCAGTTGAAAGACGCTTATAACCAGATGGATGCCGAATGGACGCAGCAGCCGTTATCACAGGGTGGGGTGGCGACAGCAACCAGGGTAACGCCACGGACGCCCGTAACTGGTTTTGGCACCGGGACATCCTCCCCGCCGTCCACCGCTACCATGACCGCGGCGCAACTGGCGGCGTTGCGTAACTTATCGTTGGACGACGTTGTAACCCCAGAAAGATTAAGGACTACATCAGCGCAGCCGCAAAAGCGCACCATTATTGAGGTGCAGCCTGTACGAACTACCAGGCAACAGCCGTTTACACCGACCCGGCCGCAAACATTTAGCGACCGCGCCACCGCACCGAAAACAACGTCGCAATCCGATGTCGGCACGGGAAAAACAACGGAAATAATGGGGGCCACCAGTGTGGATGTCGTCGCCCAAAACCAGCCTGCCGAGCAAATGGAATTAAAAATAACACCGGCGACCAAAACCGAAATTACCACACGCACACCCACCCGCCAGCGCACGACTACATCACCGCCGCGTGTTAATTTTCGTTTACCCCAAATTACCCAAAACAAAGACGGTAGTGTTACCGTCCCCGAGGGTAGCGTAACGTGGAAACAGGGCATCGGTTGGTGGACGATCGTGCCGCCGTACCGCAAACAGGATGCCTTTTTCACCATAAAGAAACCACGGGGAGCTACCGCCAGTAAAGACATGAAGTCGGCGTTTGATACCATTCAGAGCATGACGGGCGAGGCCCCGCCAAAGATTGATTTTAAGATGGGGATTGTAAACGTTAAGATACGTCGCCCTCCCGCGACCCCGCGCAAGCGCAACACGTCCGCCATTTCCTTTACCCAGAATAAGGCAGTAACACAGAGACCGCGCAACCGTAAAGTCGGCGTTTATTATATTTCAGGCAGAATGATTAGTCGAAAACCGATAGGGAGGAGAAAATGAAGTTTAGAAAATGGCTTGTCATCCCAGCGGTAATGTTGATTGCCGCGCTTATTGCCATCCCGGTATTTGCCGCTATTCAGAACGCGGTACTGGTGGAGGAAACTATCCCATTAGGCGGCGGCCCGATTGGGTCGGTGTATGGTGTCGGCAGCTCGCCGGTCCGCGACACTTTTTATGCCGCCGGGCGCAACTGGCTGTTTTACATGGATTATGACGGCGCTGACTCCGATTTGGTTTATACGTCCGCCGTCCCCGGTGAACCGTGGGCAACACCAACAATTCATTAGGTTATTACGACGGCGGGTTTGCCGGGGTCAGTGAACTGGTCGGACTGATACCTTTACTGGTAATTGCCGGGTTGATGGGCGGTGGGGTGTTCTTTATGGTACAAGCCAAAAAGGGCGACATCAAAAGCGCAATGCTGGGTGTAGTGGTGGTAGTGGTCGCGGTGCTGATGGTCGGAATAATCGTTCAAATAGTAATGCAGGTGTTACCACAACTGTAAAACACGGCAGCGACGCGCTGTAAGCCAAAAATAGGCGGTCTAATGCGGGGTAGGGCTATCTTACTACCCCGCATTTTCATTGTTGGCAGGTCGGCGGTAAAAAAATATTTTTGAAAACCGACAAAAAGCTATTGACAAACATTTATAAATACTTTATGCTAATGTTATGAAATACGGAAGAGAGAAAAAAATAAAAAGGGATGAGGGCATAAAACAATATGCCAAAGAACACCCGGAGCTGGCGCAGCGGGAAATTGCCATCAAGTTTAAAGTACATCAGTCCCATGTGTCCCGGGTGCTAAATGGGAAAATAGTTAACTTGTAGGAGGCTGACAATGGGTACAAATGACTTGGACTACTCCAAAGAGGTTTCGGGGCGCTGCCGGGTTTGCAACATTAGGTACATTTGGAAAAAGAACCACCCAAAACTTAAGGACGCTGTTTGCCCAAATTGTGGGCGGCCAACTTTAAGGGCAACTACCCACCAGTTTAAGGGTAAAACGTACAAAATTTCGGGCGGCTTACCTTGCCAAAAGGTGGTGACAAGGCTATGACTGTACTTACTGGTTATCTGCAAGCTCACACATCCCCGCCTACATTTTCCCGCTGGCTAAAGGATGACAAATTACGCGGCTTGCGGGACTCGGCTCCCCTACCAAACGTCGAAGTGTACCGGGCAAAACGCGGGCCGGACGGCCAGTACATCAGCGACCATGATTACAACCAACACATTCGTACCGAACCGCCTTACAACTTCATTACGCGGTTTAACCCCGGGAGTGAAAGATGATATAGAGAAGTAATTATCGAGGCGAGGCCGGGCGAGGCATGGTTCGGCTAGGCGAGGCAAGGCGAGGAACTAAGGAGTGAAAGATGACTATTACGGAAATCTGCGAGTTAATCGATACCTGCCCAAAGGTACAGGCGATTATGGACACCGACCTACCGGGTGATATTTACTACGCTACCCAAATACGGGAAATGTGCCGGCGGTGCTGGCTGGAAAAAGATATTAAAAACAGAGAGGCAAAGGGAGAATGA